TCATTTTTGGTACATTTTCAAGGCTAATTGATAAATTAAATCAACTGAGGATATAAGCAATTTTTCGGTATTTTCATCTAAAATTTGACCCTTGATTTTTACTCCAGGTGCTTTAATTTTATGTTTAGTTTGATTAAGTATTTTTTCAACATCAAGTATTTTTCCACCTGGGGTATTTTCCACCAGTCGACCTTCTACAAGTTCATTAATTTTAATATTAAGAGCGTCGCATATTTTAACTACATTGGATATATTGGCTGTCATTATTCCATTTTTTAAAATAGTGGATAAAGTCGAGTAAGGCAGTCCAATGTTAAAAGTAAATTCTCTAAGCGAGCCATAGTTTAATAGTATTAATTCTCTAAGTTGATTTTCGATAGTCATATAATCACCGTCTTATTTATCAAGTAACTTATCAAGTTTGTTGCTTATATTATTTAATTGTCTTATCATTATCCAGTTTTGATTTACTAAGGCCGATAAGTAGGATACTTTAGCCTGTTCCTCAGCCTTAGCAAAACTCAACGCCATTCCTGCTTTTAATAAATTATTACCTATTAAGTCTGTAGCGATTTTTTTAATTATAACTAGATCCTTGTCGTCGATTTCATCTAGTTGATATTTTGCCATAAAGTTATTAATTTCTTGTTGCTTTTTATCGTCTTTGTTTTCTTTGCTGTTAAATAGTGCCATTTTATTTATCCTCTCTAATATAAGTTAACTATATATTTAATTACTCGCCCTATTAATTCTATTTCACTGGCCCTACTATATGATATTTCTATAGGTAAATAAGTATCATCTGATGAGTCAGGTTTAAATATAAATCGTTCATTACTAGGGTCGTTTATATATCGTTTGACCGTGTATAAGCCATTTTCAGCGATTACTACTATATCCCTATCCTTTATATCGCTAGCATGCTTCTTAGACGTGTCTACCACAATATAAGAACCGTTAGGAATAATATTATTCATACTCTCACCGTTTACTTTTAGTATAATAATGTTCTTATTACCGGCGTACTTACCTAGCATCTCATTAGGTAGTACCATTGGCGTATAGTCTAATTGACCGTCGATGTTTTCTAATGATCCAGCAGATACGCTAACTGGGAAATATTTATACTCGTGTTCCAAGTTGTAACGAGGGGTACTCTCACGAACGAAATTAATTTTATTTGACGATTGTAAAATCTCGTAATTATATCTAGGGTCAATATCACCTTTATTTACATTAAAGTAATCAGCTATTTTTTGGATATTACCAGGAGTTGGCGTTGAGCGTTCTGCAAAATACCCGGATAATGTGGACGCCGGAATATTTACACGTTCGGCCAATTCTACTTGTGTTAACCCACTAGATTCTAATAATTTTTTTAAGTTCGTTGCTATACTATTTCTAACTTGCTTATCGTAGCTATTCAACGGGCTTCTAGCCATTTATATCACCTCTTTCATATTGTTTATATCGTCATTATAACGAATAAAATAATATTTGTAAATATAAATTTCGTAAAAAAAACGAAATAAGTCGTTGACAAAACGAGTTAACTCGTTTATACTAAAAATATAAAATTCAAAAGGGGGTGAAAAATAATGAAGTCACTAATTACATTAGAGGCGGCCAGAATTAATATCGGGTACTCTCAAAAAGAGGCTAGTACAATGTTTGGCGTACATTACCAAACGTTGGCCAAGTGGGAATTAGACAATAGCCGTATGCCATTTGAGATGATTGAAAAGATTCCTGATATATATAAGATTCAAAAAGAAGATATTTTTTTTGGCGACAAAAACGAGTTTATTCGTAGTCTAAGAAATGGCACAAGAAATTAAGCAAACAAAAGGAGATGTATTTATGAAAATTATTAGCACAAAAAAGGAAGTAGTAGAAATAGGTGACATAATTACTTATGGAGATCACGAAGGGGAATTTATAGTAACACCTGGCGACGGGACTATAATATTACTAAATTTAGTATCGTTTAAAAGAGTCGTATTAAACGAGGGCCAATTAAACAAGTATTTAAACGACGGGACTATTCAACTGTTAATAAAATATAAAAACATAGTCATATCTAGCGAGTAAGTAGGTGGTTAACCGTGGATAAAAATTTAGTAATATTGCCGGATATGATAAGAAAATCTAACGCGGTTAATTATTTTTCTCTAGGTAGAAGCAAGGCGGAGGAGATATTTAATCAAGCTTGGGAAGAGGCCCAGAGAGATGATAAAATACCAATTCAATGCACGGCCGAGTATGGAAGTCTAAAGCTAATGAGTAGAAAGGCGTACGCCTATTATCTACATTATGGTATGAGATTACAAGATGAAATAGCTAGGAAGAGCGTTCCACCATTTTCGGCCGTGGAGTATCAAGACTATATTTAAGAGGAGTAAAGCAGATGAACAAGACAATTAGTAATATTAACGGTGCTACTTATTACGCTATTTTGATAGCGTGGGAATATGTAAAAATGGGCTTAACTTGGTTAGTAAAATAGGGGGGTGATGTGATGACATTAGCAGAAGGACAAATAGTACATATTGAAACAACGTACGGAAGTATTATCGAGGGTGAAGTATTTAATATATATGGTTTTATAAGCAATGGAAAAAGACAGACTACTATTATTATCAAGAACGAAGAGGGACTAACTAAAGTTAACTTAGCGTCGATAGTAGAATTTCACGTCTTAGATAGTAAGAAGTCTATCACGATTACACGAGATAAATTTATAAGCTTGACCGATAATATTATTGGTGAAATAAGCAAACTAGAGGATAATGACGCCGACGACAATAAGGATAGTTCACTTGTTCGACTACTTAAAGAGTACACTAATGCTATTTTAATAGAATTATTCGAGGATGAAGAGGATGACTATTAAGTTATACGCCCACCAGGAAATAGCACTATCGTACACTCGAGTACAAAACGGGTTTGCCTTATTTATGGAACAGGGGACAGGTAAGACTCTACCGTCACTATTTAGGATACTAGACTTAATTAAATCTAAGGAAGTTAAGACAGTCCTTGTAGTGGGTCCTAAGTCAGCCCTAGGAGCGTGGGAACGTGATATAGAATTGTTTAACACCACCGATAGTAAACTACTACAAAAGCATATTACACTTATTAATTACGATAAGGTTTGGCGAGGTAAGACATACGATAATACTTATGACTGTATCATATTAGACGAGGCCCACTCTATAAAGAATAGGGCGTCTAAGCGGTCTAAGTTCCTACTAAAGTTGGCCAGTAGAGCAAAGTATAAATATATCCTAACAGGTACGCCAATATCTAATGGACATTTAGAGGATATTTGGTCGCAGTTCTGTTTTTTAGATTGCTATATGGAGCGAGGTAATGTATACAGTAATATCTTTAAGGAAAAAATGGACGAGTACGAACCAGGTGTAAAACACAGAGGGTCATATAGTGAGTTCATCAAGAGGTATGCAATACTTAACAAATATTTTAGACCTAGTTCATATATTCACGTTAACGAATTACAAGAGATAATCGACGAGTATAGTTTTAGAGTCAAGAAAATAGAATGCCAGGACCTACCGGACAAGCTACCGGACGAAGTGGTTAAGATAGATTTAAAAGCTAAGGATAAGTATAAGCGTATGGCCCTTAAATCAGCTTTACTAGAGTATGATTTACTGGCAGAAAATCCACTATCAAGGCGACTAAAGTTACGTCAGTTGGCAAGTGGTTTTGTTACCTTAGAAGATAAATCAATAGTGGAAGTACCTTGCGAGAAGTTAAATATACTACAAGAGATTTTGGAAAGTTTTCCGGATGAAAAAAAGCTAGTAATATTCGCACAATTTACCTATTCTATCCACAAAATAGGAGAGTTGTTAGACAAGTTAAAACTCAAATATGTAACTTTAAACGGTGAGCAAAAAGACAAGCAGATATGGCGTAAGTTCCAAAATGATGAATCTATTAAAATTATAGTTTGTCAATATGAGACGGCCTCAGCCGGAATAGACCTTTTTGCCAGCGACACTATAATATATTACGAGCCGACTATTAGGACAATATCATTAGAGCAGTCGCGAGATAGGATACACAGGACAGGACAGACTCAGAAATGTAGCTACATTCATTTGTTAACCAAAGGTACGCTTGAAGTTGATATATATAGGACAGTGTCCCAGTATGCAGACTTTACAGAAGAGTTATTCAATGAATATATGGAAAGTTATAGAAGAGAATACGGGGGTGGTAAGTAATGAAAGAATGTACAGTATGTGGGTGCTTAATGAGTGATAGACACACGGCAGATATATGCGAAGTTTGCCAAGATGATATGGCAGATGATGAAGATTGATATTATATTTGTTGGTCACTAATGATAAATACGAGCTACCTATTATAGTAGCCGAGTCCAAGCGTGAGTTAATAGAGAAATCGGGGTTATCTTATAGCACTGTAAGAAAACACTTAATAGGAGCCGTAAGCAAGCCTATTATATTTAAGATTGAGGTAGATGAGGAATGAATATTTACATATATGACATTGAGGTATTTGCTGATGACTGGATAGTAGTATTTAGGCGTCCCGAAGAGAATAGCGACCATATTGTAATACATAATGACAATAATCACCTTAGGAGCTTCCTAAGTCAGCCTAATATAATTTTAGGTGGGTTTAATAACAAGCATTACGATAACTGGATATTACTAACTATGTACTTAGGTGGATCTAATATCGAAGTAAAACGGCACAACGACTATATTATAAATGGCAACAACGCCTGGGAATTTCCATTTGTATCATATAAGAAATTACCCGTTCCTACATTTGATTTAAGAGACGATATAGCCGATATAGGAATATCCTTAAAGTCTATCGAGGGCAATTTAGGACTACCTATTGTAGAGTCTTCAGTTAGTTTTGACATAGATAGAAAGTTAAAACCTGGAGAGTTAGAAGAAGTAATTAAATATTGTAAGTATGACGTGGACAGTACGATACGCCTTTATCATGAAAGACTGGACGATTATATTAACGCTAAGATATTAGTAGGAGAGATGTACGGCCTAAGTCCTCAAGAAGCGGTAGGACTAACTAACGCTAAGCTATCGGCCAAGGTGCTAGGTGCTAAATTGGTTAAGCGTACAGACGAGAGAGATTATATAATTCCTGATAATATCGACGTAAACGACATACCACAAGAAGTACTTAATTTCTTCAATTTAATACATGACAAATCAATACCCGACGCTAAATTATTCGGGTCGCCAGGATCTAAGGGAATGACCTTAGATGTGAAGTTCACGACCTCATATGGAACTTGTCCCGTGACATACGCATGGGGTGGAGTACATGGTGCTAAGCCTTGTATTACCGTCGAAGAAGACGAGGAGCGAGTAATTATTAACCAGGACGTAGCTAGTCTATACCCTAGTTCAATGATTAATTTTGGCTACTGTTCTAGGTCAATGGCAGACGCTAAGGCGTACGAGTCACTCGTAAAAAGGCGACTTGAGTATAAAAGAAATGGGGAAAAGAAGCAAGCCGGAGCGTTGAAATTAGTTGTTAACACCGTATACGGAGCTATGTTAAATAAATACAACGATTTAGCCGATAGGTGGGCCGGTAGATCAGTATGTATAAGTAACCAATTAGCTATGACAATGTTAATTGTAAGACTGGCTAGGGCGTGCGAGACGATAGATTTTATAAATATCAATACCGACGGTATTATGTTTAGTATTGACCGTAAGGAAGTAGACACGTCCGAGCAGATAGTGAGCGAGTGGTGTAAGGTCACTAAGTTTGAAATGGAGCGAGACGATTTTACTAAGGTCATTCAAAAAGACGTTAATAATTATATAGGTATAAAAGCCGACGGGTCAATTAAAACTAAAGGCGGTTTTGTCTCACTATATAAAGGCGGTAATTTTAAAACAAATTCGCTATCGATAGTTCATAAGGCTATAGTTGAGTTTTTGGTTAACGGTATACCGACAAGAGATACTATAAGTAACTGTAAGGATATACTAAAATTTCAGCAGATAGTAAAAACTGGCGGTACATTCGACGGGACATATCACTATATCAATAGTGAAAAATACGAAGTTCAAAAAGTTAACCGAGTATACGCCGTAAAAGACCCGACATATGGACAGATAGTAAAAGGTAAGTTAGTTAAGTTTAAGCGTAAGAAAAATAAAGAGACTGGTAAAATGGACGAGGTCCCAGTAGACCCGCCTAAATGGCAAGAAGAAATAATTTCAGAGTGTCCGACTCACGCTTATATAGATAACACTAATAAGTTAACTGTAGATAAGTTAGACCTAGAATATTATATCAATATGGCTAATAGCCGTATAGATAAATATATTAATATTGACCGAAAAGTCAAAAATAAACTAGATAAAATAGAAAAGGAGATAGTAATAATGGCAACAGCAAAAGCAACATCTAAAAATGTATTTGAAAAACTGTTATTAGCAAGAGAGCAGTTTTTAAACGCCGGGTTAAAAAAGACAGGTATTAATAGGTACGCAGAGTATAAGTATTTTACCTTAGATGAAATAATACCTATCAAGCAAAAAATATTTAAAGACTTAGGCTTATCGGATATTATATCCTTTACAGACAACGAAGCAGTGCTACAGATATTTAATACCGACAACACAGACGAGGTAATAGTATTTAGCAGCCAGTTGGCACCTGATGAATCAATGATTAAAAACCCTATCCAAAAAGTAGGAGCCGTTCAGACTTATATAAGAAGATATCTATATGTACTAGCACTAGATATTATCGAGAGCGACGGGATAGAAGAGACTACAGGTAAGCCAGTAGACGAGGACGGTAAGCCGACTAAGAACACAGCTAAGAAGTCAAACAGGCCGGCCACTAATGAGGAGAGAGAAGAGGTAAAAGAAGAGCTAACCGACCAGGATGGCGAGTTTACTAAGACTCAAAAAACAGCCATTACAAATGGTTTGAAGAAGTTAAGGGCCAAGTACATGGATAAGGACAATAAGGTATTTGATGATGACCTGGAGAAGAAATATTCTAAGTACATCAGTGCTACAGTCAAGAAAGTAAAGCAAGGCCTAACTAAGTCAGAGGCAGACGCCTTATTAATAGAAATAGGAGAAAAGGTAGTAGAATAATTATATTTTGAATTAACGCTAAAGCGTTAATGGAAGGAGTAAAAGATGTATTTAAACGTTATATCGTTCAAAAATGGTAAGACCTTAGCATTTAGGACAGACACGCCGTATAGCGTCAATAAATTAAACGAAGATAATACGGCGGATAGGTTCGGCGATTGGAATTTAGTAACAGATAGTGGGACAGGTGAGATTATGAGTTTTAGAGGGTCAGAGATAGTTACTATTTCAACGGCAATAATTAAAAACGACCCTATTAAAACAAATAATAGAAGTTTTAAGAGTAAGAAGAAAAAGAATTTTAAAGCTAAGGTAATTAGATAATAGTAGAGGTGATGTATAAATGAAGTTTTTAGAAAATAACACAATTAAGGTCGAACCACCTAAGAGGCCGAAGAAATTAACGGCTACTAGGTTCGCTTCAATACTAGGGTTTAACAGCTGGTCTACACCGTTTAAAGCGTGGTGTGAGATGACCAGGACGTACGAAGAACCATTTGAAGATAATATCTATACTATAGCTGGTAAGACGATAGAGCCGAAAATAAGCGACTATTTAAAGGCTAGGTATTTTATGGATATTAAGAGTCCTACAGATGTATATGGTCCCGATTATTTCAAGAAAACATGGGGCGATTTCTTCCACGACACCAAGGCACTGGGGGGAATGTGGGATTTTATCGGTGACGATTTTGTAGTAGAAGTTAAGACAACTAAGAGAGTTGAGGACTGGAAAGGCGTAGACGGCCAAGTAGAGCCACCGATATATTATAAGCTACAGGCGTGTCTATACGCCTACCTACTAGGGTTTGATAATGTAGTTATGACTTGTTCATTCTTGACAGATAAGGACTATGCTAGTCCTGAAAATTTTGTCCCTACTATTGACAATACTGTAGTGGTCGAGTTTAGTTTGGCCGAGGAGTACCCGACTTTTAAAGAGTCTTATATAGATCCGGCGTTAAAATTTTGGGACAAGCACGTATTAACTGGAATATCTCCCGAGTTTGACGAGAAGAAAGACGCCGACATTCTAAAAGAGTTAAGAAAGAATGTTACAGAGGCCAAGGACGAGGATATCCAAAAGCTAATGAATGAGGCAGATAAGTTGATAGCGTCAATCGATAAGGCAGAAGCTAAAATCAAGGACAAAAAAGATAGATTGAAAGAGATACAAGGAATGGTTAAGCAGTCTATGACAGGTCAATTTAGAGATGGTGACACTAAGGTAGAGATATCCTCTAAAAAGCACACGTGGACGCTAGCTAAGTCAAACAGGACATCACTAGACCAGTCGAAGTTAAAAAAAGAATTGCCGGACGTGTACGACAAGTATAAGAAAACATCAGAAGTATATACGCTAAAGACGGCTAGTATTGAATAGGGGGTTAACATGGAGTACAAGAAAATAAACGAGTTAATCGTAAAAGAACATTTCAAAAAGAACAGTCAACTACTGATAGGAGATTATGAAGGTGATTATATTGTAATGCCTGAGCCTAGTTATATGTTACTTGTTCCCAGTTCTAAAATAATATGTGATTTGGCCAAGCTAAAAGAAACAATTTTGCTAAAACCTGGTTATTTAGGAATGGATACGTTTAAGAAAAAAGATAACTACCATGTGGCCGAGCAGACGGGCAACATTAGAAAATCAAAAGTAGGGGCAAAAGAAGTAGTAATTGTAGAGTACAAGGCTGTTGACGGTGAGCATTCTACTTATGTAGACGAAAGTAAGTTAAAGTTATTCGGTAGTGATTATGTGGTAATGGTCCATGAGAAAAATACAACACCTATAACAATATGGGACGAGTCGCAAGAAATTTTATTAGGTGCGATTTGTCCGGTAGTAGGAAAAGATAAATAAAAGAAAAGAGGTAAATTATGAAGTTTGAAAAATTTGTAAAAAGAGTTGGGGTACACGGAAAGATAGTTAGTAATGGTGATGAAGCGTGGTTAATATGCAATGGTGTAGGTATGCTTGTACCTGAGGGGGTAAAACCATTTGGAGATGTGAACGAGCCTAACGACTTAATTAGGGCTATATTAAAAGCAGATATCGAAGATGACGAGTTAAGTTTATTCAGGGCGTCGTTACCTTATGCAGATTCTAAACCATCTGAAATAGTAAGAGTATTCAAGACTGAATTAGATGACGAGATAGGTATAAGAAATGAAAATTTTGGACTAATTGAAAAAAATGACAGATTAGTATATTTGGAAATTGAAACATCAGAAAATAATACTGAAAAGTTCATATTAGTTACAGACCGTGTAGGAAATAAAATAATCGGGTTTATAAGTGAAACATTATTAAATTATTAATAATTAGGGGGTAGATTACAATGGCAAAAATGAAATTAGCAGAAAATACATTTACTATAATTCCTGAGGGAACAACAATATTTAAGGTAATGGAAGTAGACGAGTCTAAGTATGACGATTACGGCAAGTTAAAAGTTACTTTACAGACGTCTAGTGGTGAAAAGCATTTTGAAAATTTTAGCTTTACTAAGGCCAACGGGGATATTAACGAGGGGGCGTTAAAAGCATGGTCATATTTTGCTAGAGTGTGCCTTAACAATTTCCAGGTAGAAGAAATAGACACACAAGATATTGTGGGGTGTTATATCCAGGCTAATGTTACTCATGAAACGTACACGCGTACAAGTGGCGAAAAAGCAGGTCAAGAGGCTACAGCAGTAAGACTAAAAGATTACACGTCAGCTAGTGGGTTCAATAGTACTAAGGGTAAGGTAGACCCAGTAGATGAGAACGACAACGACCTTGACGAGTTAGATGACATTGACGAGTTAGACGAGTTGTAAATTATGGGAAAGCCTGAGAAGAAGTTACAAGATAAAGCGATAGCCTACCTAAAAGAAAACAAAATATATTATATAAATCAGTTCGGGGACGGGTTTACCGGGAAAGGTAAGCCCGACCTGATAACTTGTATAAATGGTAAGTTCGTAGCGTTCGAGTTAAAAGTAGGCAAGAATGATTTGCAAGATGACCAAGTTATTCATAAACGTAGGATAGAGAAGTCAAACGGCTTGCATTTCTCACCTTATACGATAGATGACTTTATAGAGATAGTGGAGAGATTAAAACATGGATATGAGAGATAGATTAATTAAGTACAAGGAAATAATGCCAATTCACACTAGAATAGACAGACAAATATTAATTGATATGGGCTTTTTCACAGCACCAGCAAGCACTAAATACCATGGTGATTATGAGGGCGGGTTATTTGACCATAGCTTGAAAGTAACAGAAATGTTATTAGAGTTAACAGACAAATTAGGTCTAACGTGGGAAAGGCCCGAGAGTCCATATATTATAGGTATGTATCACGATATTTGCAAATGCGACCTATACGAGTGGGATTATGAGCATAACAGGTATATGTACAAAGATGATTTGATAATACCAGGACACGGGGACAAGTCAATAATCATGGTACAGCACCATTTAAGATTGACGGACGAAGAAATAGCTTGTATTAGGTGGCATATGGGAGCCTATGAGAAAGATACGAAGATGTGGGACTATTACGGTAGATCTATTGAGAAATACCCTAACGTATTATTTACTCATACGGCCGACATGATAGCCAGTAAGATATTGGGTGTATAGATAGGGGGTAATATGAAGTGGATAAGAATAAGCTAAACGCGTCCGGCTGTAAAGATTTGACGGCGTACGAGGCTATTAAGAAAGTAGATAAGGAAAAACTGGCCGAGGAGAGATTCAAGAAGCTACTAACAACTATATTTTGTATATGTGAGTTAGCTAATTTTCACGTCGAGGGGCGTATTACTGTAAAGGATAAAAAGACTGGTAAGATATGGAGATAAATACAATGGATAAGAAAATAGAGAACATTAGACCTAGATATTACAACGATAGTAAAATATCACCATTTGACGTAATAGACGATTGGCAGTTAGATTTTTACGCAGGGTCAATTTTGAAATATCTAAAAAGAGCAGGTAAAAAACCTGGCGAGGATAGGTTAAAAGACCTAAGGAAAGTTAAGACTTATATAGATAAGATGATAGACGTAGAGGTTAGCAAGAGTAAATAGGGGGTGGGTAAGTGCAATACATTATATTGAATAATAAGACGCCTACACACAGTTTTAAGGACGGAGAGGGTACATATACTAAAGATGAGGCCATGGCGTTTGATAATGTGGCTGTAGTGGTCCCTAAAGGTTATATAGTACTTGATTTTGATACTACTAGCGACGCCGAGTTAATGTTAAAAATAGTAGACGCCCTAGACCTTAAAACTAAGGTAATGAAAACGACTAGGGGTATCCATTGCTGGTTTAAAGCTTCTGAGAAAGAGCCTAAGAATTTCATCAAGCAGAGATTGGCCATAGGGTTATATTGTGACCGTAAAAGCGGGGGGCGTAACGCGTACGTCAAAATCAAACAAGACGGGGAGCCAAGAGAATGGATAAGACAGGTTAAAATGAAAGATATCCAGGAAGTCCCTAAGTGGCTAAGTGCTATTAGTACACCAGCTAATAAGTTTAATTTCAAAGGTATGGGCGACGGGTCAGGTCGTAATCAAGAATTATTTGACTACATTGTATACCTACAAGCCAAGGGTTTTACTAGAGATGAGATAAGAGAGACTATACCAATTATCAACGACTATATATTTGAGGATCCTCTTAGCGAGTCGGAGATAGCGAGTATATGTAGAGACGAGGCGTTTAAGCCCGACGAGGAGATACAGGCACAGATTAAAAAGGCTAATTTCAATCATGTAGAAATAGCTGAGGAGCTTATAGAAGAGCATAGCTTAATCAACTATAACAATACTATTCATGAGTATAAGAACGGTTGTTACGTGCCTTGTGAGACCTTAGGTAAGTACATACGCAGTAAGGTATATGCGATTAAAAATAATCAGCGTAACGAAGTAGTATCTTATATTAATGATATGGAGCGTATCAGTTCAAAAGACTTGAAGTTAAACCCGTACATTATAAATGTTAAAAATACCAGGTTCAACCTCAAAACTAACGAGTGTCTACCGTTTGATAAGTCGATTATCGATTTCTCACAGTTACCCGTAACATACGACGCAACAGCATATTGTGCAGACCTAGACAAGATGTTAAATAGGGTATTTCTAGCCGATAGAGAAGTAATAAATCTATTTGAAGAAATGCTAGGAGCTACTCTACTGAAGCATAGTAAATATCAAAAAGCTTTTTTATTCTATGGGGGTGGGTCTAATGGTAAGAGTACAATATTAGACTTAATTAAGACGTTTTTAGGCGGACGTAATTATTCGGCGATTGCACTTGAAAAGGTGACAGACCGATTTAATACGGCCGAGCTTGAGAACAAACTGGCCAACATAGGAGACGATATAGACAATGTGACTATAAAAGATACCGGTACACTTAAAAAGCTGTTTTCCGGTAATTCAATAATGGTTGAGCGTAAGGGTGAAAGGCCCTACACAATAGAGCCGTACGCAACTCATATATATAGTTGTAATAACATTCCTAGGTCATTCGATAAGTCAGACGGTTTTTACCGTCGTTGGCTATTAATACCATTCGACGCCGTGTTTACCATTGATGACGAAGACTATGACCCGTTGATAGGAGATAAGATTACAACAGACGAGGCCCTAAGCTATTTACTTAATTTGGCCATTAGAGGAGCTAGACGACTGATTACACGAGGCAAATTTACAGAGCCTAACAGAGTGAAGTTAGCCCTTAACAAATATAAAATAGATAATTCTACAGTGCTAACCTATTTAGATGACCAGGAGTTAACGGAAATAGAGGTATTAGAGAAGCCAAAAGATGTATTGTATAGCGAGTTTGCCGACTGGTGTAAATTATCCGGGATTAAATCTAACAATATTACCGGTAAAAAAGGGTTCTATAAAGAAGTGATTGACCGATTTGGACTAGATGATAAGCCATTACAAAAGAGCGACGGCAAAAGATATTTTATGGAAAAACTATAATAAGGAGATATTAAAATGTTAATTGAAGATATTAAAAAATACGTAATTGAGAGAACAGAAGCATTTAAGAAAGAGTTAAATGAAGAAGTAAAGCAGATGATAAAAGAAGCTAACCAGGACCAAGTAAAAAGCATTTGGGACTTAAAAACAAAAGATGAAGAAGAATATTACCGTCTATATCACAATGGAGCTATAATACTATGTACTTTTAGCAGTAGTATAGATAGATTATTCAGGTATTTGGGCAACGCGTTCTTGACTAAAGAGGAAGCAGAATTTGAACTTGAAAGACGTAAGATAGAGGCTATTATGAGGAAGTATAGCAGACCATTTGAAGATGGTAAGACTAATTATTTCTTAGTGTGTAATCGCGGTGGTAAAACAGCAGAGATTGATTATTATTGGAGTATAGATTGTGGAGTCCCTTATTTTGAATCAGAAGAAATAGCACAAAAAGTAATAGATGAAATCGGCGAAGATAGGTTAAAGAAATATTGGTTTAGGATAGAGGGGTAAAGAAAATGAATGGTTCAGATATTAGAATTTCAGAAAAAGCCGTTAACCTAGCAATGGTAATAAGTTTGATATGGTTATTGGTATTCAGTAGCATTGGAGCAAGGGCTATTATTCAAGAAAGGCGTGACGATTTGTATATCGGTAAGGTCGTCCAAAAGGAGCATATGCCTGAGGAGATACGAGACGGTGAACGATATTTAGAGCGATATTATATAGTTGTTAAGGACAAGTACAACGAATTGCTTAGATATAGTGTGTCTAAAGAAGTATACGAGCAGTTAAATATAAATGATATGTATAAAAGAAAGTAGGTAAAAATGCTAGTAATAAAAAGAAATGGTAAGGAAGTAGAATTTGATATAACTAAAATTATTAATGCTATATCAAAAGCTAACGCGAGTTTATCTAATGATATTAAGTTAAGCGACGCTTATATAGAGGGCCTGGTGGAGATTGTACTGGATAAGTGTAATAAATTAGGTAAGAACAATGCTATTCAGGTAGAAGATATTCAGGATATAGTCGAAGAAGTGCTTATGCAATTTAGTACATATGAGTTATCAAGAGCTTATGTACGCTACAGATATGACCGCGAGAAGATAAGGGCCACAAATACTATAGATGATGAAATATTGACCCTTATAGAGTGCGAGAACGAAGATATAAAACAAGAGAATAGTAATAAGAACCCTACTATTATATCTACTCAGCGTGATTACATGGCCGGGGCCATTAGTAAAGACTTATCAAGGCGTAAATTCTTGAGTAAGGAGATTATAGACGCCCACGATCAAGGGTTAATTCATTTTCACGATATGGACTATTACGCACAACACGCGTATAACTGTTGCCTGGTCAACCTAGAAGACATGCTACAAAACGGGACAGTTATATCCGGTACTATGATAGAGCGTCCGCATTGTTTTTCCACAGCGTGTAACATAGCTACGCAGATAATTGCCCAGGTGGCAAGTGGCCAATACGGAGGACAGAGCATAAGTTTGGCCCACCTTGCACCGTTTGTACAAGCTACTAGAGAAAAGTATATAGCTACATTTAGCAATATCAAGCCTACTATGAGTAATCAAGAGTGGTACGAATTTATAGAAAAGCTGGTAAAAGAAGATATTAAAAGAGGGGTACAGACCATTCAATATCAAGTTGTAACTCTAATGACTACCAACGGACAAGCCCCGTTTGTTACGGTCTACATGAATATCAACGAGGCCCCACAAGGACGCGTAAGAGACGATTTAGCTACTATCATAGAGGAAGTATTAAGGCAGAGAATAAAAGGCGTTAAAAACGAGGTTGGCCAGTGGGTGGCCCCGGCGTTTCCTAAGCTTATATATTGCTTAGATGAAAACAACGTCCACCCTAACAGTGAGTATTACTACCTAACTAAGTTATCGGCCGAGTGCACAGCTAAGAGAATGGTACCCGATTATATATCGGCTAAGGTTATGAGAGAGTTAAAAGGCGACGTATATACTTGTATGGGGTGTAGGTCATTTCTAACACCCGATAGAACTACTAGCAATATCGCAAGAGCTAATAATTACAAGCCTGGCCACAAATATTACGGAAGATTTAACCAGGGTGTCGTTACTATTAATTTAGTAGATGTGGCCATATCGTCTAATGGCGAGCTTGACGCGTTTTATAAGATATTAGATGAGAGATTGGCTATATGCTATAAGGCCCTAATGGCCAGACATAATAGACTAAAAGGCACGCCGTCAGACGTGGCCCCGATATTATGGCAGTATGGAGCGATAGCAAGACTAAATAAAGGAGAGGTTATAGACCCTCTTTTATACGGCGGGTATTCTACTATATCGTTAGGATACGCCGGACTATACGAGTGTGTAAAATATATGACAGGCGAAAGTCATACTGAAGCTAATGCAGGTTTACCATTTGCCCTAGGGTTAATGGAGATACTTAATAAGTATACTAATAAGTGGAAAGAAGAGACTAATATAGATTTTAGCTTATACGGTACGCCTCTAGAGTCAACTACTTATAAGTTTGCTAAGGCACTACAGAAGCGTCACGGGATAATACCAGGTATAACAGATAAGAATTATATCACTAATTCCTACCATGTGAACGTAAGAGAAGAAATCGACGCATTTAGTAAGTTATCCTTAGAGTCACAGTTCCAACCACTTAGTCCAGGTGGTGCGATTAGTTATGTAGAGGTGCCTAATATGATAAATAACTTAGATGCCGTGTTAGAGGTAATCAAGCATATCTACAATACTATCATGTATGCCGAGATAAATACTAAGTTTGACTATTGCCACGTTTGTAATTTCGAGGGTGAGATTAAAATAGTAAATAATAGTCATGGTAAGCTAACGTGGCAGTGCCCTAATTGTGGAAATACTAACCAGGATCATATGACCGTTACGCGTCGTACATGTGGATATATAGGATCTAATTTTTGGAATCAAGGCCGTACTCAAGAAATAAACGACCGAGTGTTACACTTGTAAAATAGAGCTATGAATTACGGGGAAATTAAGTATACCGATATAGCCAATGGCCCAGGAGTTAGAGTAAGTTTGTTTGTCTCAGGGTGTCGCAATCGTTGTAAAGGTTGTTTCAACCCTGAGACTTGGGACTTTAATTTTGGTAAAAAATTCACGCTATCGACCCTAACAGATATATTAATTGGCTTAGAAAAGCCCTACATTTCCGGACTAACAATATTAGGGGGTGACCCTTTAGAGCCGGAAAATCTGCCGACGGTGACGGCGATATGTAGGACAATTAAGACTATAAATAGTGATAAATCTATATGGATATATACAGGCTATCTATATGAAGATTTTCAAAATCTAGAATTATTTGACTATGTAGATGTGGTTATAGACGGTAAATTTATAGAGAGTCAAAAAGATATATCACTACAATTTAGAGGGTCAAGAAATCAAAAAATAATAGATGTGAAGCAGTCAAAAATCGAAAAAAAAGTCAAATTATGGTAAGAGATTTATAACAAAAACATAACAAAAACAGGGTAAAGTTTTTGTTAAAATAACAAAAAGTTTTTGTTAATTAGTAGGTGAAATTGTTTTAGGTATAAACAGTCATAACAAAAACTGGGTGCCTAAAAAGTTTTTGTTATAGTTTTTGTTATGGTTTTTGTTATATTTTTAAACTCTAAAACCGTTGGAAATACTACATAGTTATTCTAAATATAACATAATAACAAAAATATTACTAACTTCTATATATATTTAATAAATATATATAATATATATAAAAAATATAAGAAAATATAAATATATATAAGAGTTGCGATTTTTTTTGTGATTTTGTTATTTTTGTAAAATGAGGTGTAAAATGGGGTGTATAAAATCTAGGGGGTGAACACGTGGACGATATACAAAAATTAACCAGGCAAAAGAAATTTTTTTTAAAGCGATTCAGAAAAAATAAATCATGTATAATCAGACTACAAAATAAATTATATGTTTTAGAGTCAAGACTAAAAAGTCCTAAGCCAATAAATTATTCTGATATGCCTAAAGGTGGTCCTATTAGTTTAGATGATTTAATGGCTGATAAGGTTGACTTGGAAAAAAGAATAGATAAATTAGTTAGTAAGGGTGAGCGTATAAAGTGTGAAATAATAAACGAAATAGATAATATTGACGACCCTAGATATTGTGAAATATTAGAAGCCTATTTCATAGATTGCATGGACATGGAAGATATAGCCGATAATATGGGTTATGGCTTACGCCATACGTATAAATTATATTCAGACGCAATTACTCAGTTATTGAATTATGATAATGATAAATCATTAAAGTAACAGTAATATAACATTAAGTATTTTAATTTTGTATTGTACAATGGTATTGTGGATAGCTAGTAGTTATTCATAATACATCACCTGCCAAACTAACCGATACATTAAGGCCTAAGTATAACTTAGGTCTTTTTGTCATTGGTCATGTTAGGGGGTGGTATCGTGTGGGGTGATACAGTGTTATTAAAATCGTGTCCCAGGTGTGGGGTCCTAATTCAATACGGGGGTACCTATTGCCAGGGGTGTAGAGTGGTAGTTGAAGAAGAGCAAGCCAAAAGACGGCAAGAGTCAATTAAGAGAAGTAACCGGAAGTATAACAGGACTAGAGACCCTAAGTATACTAGGTTCTATAACTCTAAGGAATGGCGAGTACTCTCCATGACGTACACGCAAGACAAAGCGTTTAGGTGTGAACAGTGTGGACAAGTAGCAAGTGAAGTACATCATGTTGTACCGATACAGACTGATGACGGCTGGAACAGACGACTAGACTATGACAATCTAGAATTATTATGCAAGTCTTGTCACAATGATAGACATAATAGATTTAAAGCCTCTAAAAGCCATTCTAAGGCGTTTTAATTTTATAGGCATATAAAATATCAAGAAAGAGATTAAAACATCTTATAGATACCTTTAAATGCTTCAGAGAGTGTAGGGGTGGTATAAATTCTATGGAGAAAGTCAGGGGATAACGGTACAGGGGGGGACAACGTAGAAAAAAGTCCCTTTATTTTATTTTTGATTATTATATTTGACACTATTTAGGTTAGGGGGTGAAAGTATGGGACGAAATAAACAGCCGATCGAGTTGGTGATAGCAAATGGTAAAAAGCACTTGACAAAAGAAGAAATTAATTTCCGTCGAGAAAGTGAAGTTAAACCAATTACCGACAATATCGAAGCACCGAGCTATTTAACGGCTAAGCAAAAGAAAGAATTTAATAATATTGCTAACAAGCTAATCAAATTAAAAATCATGGGAGAGACCGATATAGACGCACTCGCCAGGTATATCATATCTAACGACTTATACCTAAATGCGGTTAAGCAGTTGCGAAAAAAAGAAGTTCAATCAGATGTGGATACCTTGTTTAAGTGGTCTAATTTGCAAGATAAATTCTTTAAGCAGTGTCGTACTTGTGCTAGCGATTTAGGGCTTACTATTTCAAGTCGTTGTAAATTAGTCATTCCGGAAATAAACAAGGAAGCACCTAAGGAAAATAAATTTAAAAAATTTGAAAAGGTAACAGCCGGATAATGAGTAGTTTACTAACAAACGACAGAGTGACTAGATATGCCCGAGAAGTAGTAGCAGAAAAAATACCAAGTGGAGAGTTACACCGTCTCGCTTGTAAAAGGCACTTAAACGACTTAGACCGTCAGAATACTGACCAGTTCCCGTATTACTATAACCCCGACAAGGCCAACGAAATAATAGCGTTCGCAGAGTCGCTAACCATTGCCGAGGGTGATAAGCCTAAGGCGTTAACTTTATTAGATTCGCAAGCATTTGACCTAGGCTGTACATTCGGCTGGTATAAGACTAGTAATAATAAACGCCGATTCCGACGTCGTTATAAATCAATGGCAAGGCAGAACGGTAAGACCTTTGAGAATGGTATTATTGGTACTTATATAGCCGGTTTTGGTGGATATAATTACGGTAAATTATTTACCGTTGCCACCAAGAAAAGACAGGCTCGCCTGGCGTGGGAAGAAATGAGTAAATTTATAACCATTGATGACGACCTGGGCGACTATTTCGAAATTAAAGACTACAAGTCAACTGTATTGGCCCTTAATACCAACTGTACCATTGAGGCCCTCAGTCGTGAGGCCGGTTTGGAAGACGGCTTTAGAAGTATCTACAGTTCGATAGACGAGATACACCAGCACCGAGATAACAAGATATATAAGGCGTTGTATAACGGCACAAGAGCATTACCCGAGACGTTAGTATCCATGATTACAACTAGAGGGGATAACCTTAATTCATTTTGTAAGGAAATGGACGACTATTGTATTAATATTTTACAAGGTGGAGTTACAGCAGATGACTTTTTTGTAGATATCTATTGTCTAGACCCGACCGACGATATTTGGGACCCGGAAAACTGGAAGAAAGCCAACCCGTTTATTAGTGCCGACGCTGAACGATTTGAGACCTTAAAAGTCGACGCACAGACGGCCAAGGATATGGGCGGTAGTGACCTAAGAGACTTTATTACAAAATGCTTAAATATGTGGGTACAAAATGCAGACAATCAATTCATACAAGCCGATAAATGGGCCGAGTGCGGAAGTAACAGAACGCTTGACGATTTTAGGGGTAAATCGTGCTATGTAGGTCTCGACCTATCAAGTGGCGGGGACCTTACGACATATTCGTTAGAGTTTGCAGAGCCTTACGTTAATGACGCCCAGGAGCAAAAGGAGAAGTATTTTATATATTCTCATTCATTCATGCCTAGGGGTCGACTTGAAGAGCATATTGCCACCGACTTAGCACCGTATGACTTATGGGAACAAATGGAGTTAATCACCGTCACCGGTGGAGCTACCGATTACAAGAACGATTATAAATTCATAATCAAACATCTAAAAGAGATAAAAGAAGAGTATAACCTAACATTTTTGGGTATAGGTATTGACCCTCACAATGCAGACGGTATATTAGCAGATTTAGAGGAGTTCGGATGTCCAGTGGTAATAATCACACAGTCGGCCAGGTACTTAAACGACGCTACAATAGATATGCAATTACTCGTTAAAAGTGGGGATATTGAGTACAACAAAAATGACGAGTTACTAAGTTGGTCATTCTTAAATGCGAGCATTGTTAGAAATTCATTTGACGAAATTAAGGTCGATAAAAAACCTAATTCTAGATGTGCAAGAATAGACCCAGTAGACGCCACTATAGACGCCCACGCGTGTAGACTGAAAAATAAGCAGTCAGTAATAGTAAATATAGATTCTGAAATGGATAGATATTTGAAAGCTATGGGTTGGAAAACAGACAATTAATCACACGATATTTTAGAAAGGAGATTATACTTGAATATATTTTCTAAAACGCTGTCAAAACTAGGTATCATAAATAAGGGTAGTAATAAGAATATTGAGTTAAACGACCTTTACAAATTCCTAGGAATTGACGCAGACGCGGGAAGTAATAATTTAAGCGAGGCTACTTATTTCTCGTGCTTGAAAGTATTATCTGAGTCGATAGGTAAACTACCACTCAAAATACTACAACACAACGAAAATAGAGGAGTTACAACGCTTAGAGACCATTGCTTATATACCTTATTACACGATAGACCTAACCCGCATATGACAGCTTCTATATTTTGGTCTACCGTAGAGTACAACCGTAATCATTATGGTAATGCCTATGTTTGGATACAGGGGGTAGGTGATAACCAAAAGTTATGGATATTACCAAGTACCGAGGTAAAAGTATGGTATGATGACGCCCTTATTTTAGCCAACCAACCGGACGTATATTATTTATATTATGCGGGCGGTAAAGTGTATAAATTCGGGTCAGAAGAAATACTACATTTTAAGACTAGTAACACGTTTGACGGCTTAATCGGGATACCAATTCAAGAGCAGTTGAGTACTACATTAAAAGGCGGGGTTAAGTCGCAAAAGCTTGTTGAAAAGATGTACGATTCAGGCTTTACAGCTAAGGCCGTGTTGCAATATACGGGTAATCTGAATGACGAAAACGTAAAGACATTTGTAGCCGGTATCGAGTCATACAGTAAAGGTGGACTTGCTAACGAGGGAATAGAGAATATTATACCTATTCCACTAGGTGCACAGTTAACGCCGTTAAATGTAAAACTGGCCGACAACCAGTTTATCGAAGTTAAGCAATACACAGCGTTACAGATAGCTAGTGCATTTGGAATTAAACCATATCAAATAGGTGACTATACTAAATCGTCGTACGCTAGTACTGAAATACAGCAGTTAAGTTTTTATGTAGATACTCTACTTTATATTATCAAACAGTATGAGGAAGAGATTACATACAAACTACTTAGCCGAGCCGAGATATTAAACGGCGTTCATGTTAAATTTAATGTTAATGTGATACTGAGAGCCGACTTATCAACTCAGATTGAAACACTATCAAAAGGAGTAGCCGGCTTTATCTATACACCTAACGAGGCAAGGGCAATGTTAGACCTTGAGACTAAGCCAGGGGGCGACAAGCTATTAGGTAATGGAGCAAGTATACCGGTCGAGTTGGCTGGAATACAATATATTAAGACGGACACGAGTAACGGGGATATAAACCTGGATAAGGACGCAAATAACTTATCAACTGATGAGGGAAAGGGGGATAACTAATAATGAATGAGGACAAGTTGAATTTCAACGACCCTAACGCTATACCAGGCGTAATTACTAAAGTATCTAAGATATCACCACTCGAGATTACCGAGGACGATTTGAAAAAGATTAATAAGTATACTTTAACACCGATTACAGCCGAAGAAGTCTTTACATTTAAGGCAGTTATAGCAGACAACGAGCAAGACGACAGAAATTTTATGCCGTTTAATCTAAAGGCGTTACAGGACCTTAAAAAGCTATATCCTGGTAAGACAATGTTAAAAGACCATGATAGAAAGTCAGATAATCAGATAGCTAGGGTATACGATACTGAGTTAGTGCAAAACGCTAACAAGACTACAGAGTTAGGCGAGTTACACACCGATTTAGTGGCCAAGATATATATCATGGTTACCGACTCAAATAAAGACTTAATTACTGAAATAAAAGGCGGTATTAAGAAAGAAGTATCAACGTCAACGGTGGCTAAAAAAATGGTATGTAGTATATGTGGGTGCGACAATATGAAAGAGTATTGCCGACACTGGCCAGGTAGAGAATATGACCAGGTAGACGCTAACGGCAAGTCAACTAAGAAAAGATGTAAGATGTTGCTTGACGGGGCGAGTGAAGCATACGAATTATCATTTGTGGCAGTGCCGGCACAGCCTAGAGCCGGAACAACTAAGAGTATAGGTTTTACTAAGCCAGTAGAAGAAATACCAAAAGAAGAAAATACAACAATCGAAGATGACAAAATGGTAAAAGATACGCAGGTTAAAGATAGATTAGCTAAAGTCGTATCTTTTTTAAGTGAAAAAAATTAAGGGGGACAAAAACAATGAATAAGAAAATGAGAGAATTACTAAACGCAATTAATGAAAAGACTATCCAGGCTAAGTTTTTCATGGAAGAAGAAAACAAGGACTTAGATAAGGCGGCTGCTTTACTAGATGAAGTGGAAGCATTGCAAAAAGAATACGACACCGAAGAAAGACTTTACAAGCTTAGTAAGGAAGAGAATACGCCTACAGATAACCAGGTTAAAGACTTAAAGACTAAGGAAGTAGAAAAATCAGCAATAGAAAAATTTGCAGAAGACGCTAGAAATGGGTTTATTGTTAAGGCTGGAAAGTTAGCCGAGGGAGTACCAGCAGACGGTGGATATGTAGTACCGGAAGATATTCAGACTAAGATAAACGAATACAAGACAGCTAAGGCGTCATTACTAGACTTGGTAAGCGTTGAAAAAGTAAATACTAACAAGGGTCAGAGAACGTACAAGAAGAGAGTTCAGCAGACAGGTTTTACAAAAGTCGGCGAGGGTGGTAAGATTACAGCTAATTCAACTCCACAGTTTGAAAGAATATCTTACGAAATAGCAAAATACGCGGGTTACCTACCAGTTACAAACGAGCTATTAGCAGATAGTGACCAGAACATAGCCAATACAATTATGGCGTGGTTAGGTGATGAGTCAAGAGTAACTGCCAACAAGCTAATCTTAGATAAGATTAAGACTAAGACAGCTACCGACCTAAAGAATTTAGACGGTATTAAAAAGGCCCTAAATGTAACTCTAGGACAGGCGTATAAGCCAACATCTAAGATAGTAACTAATGATGATGGACTACAGTACCTAGATACGCTTAAGGATACTAATGGTAGGTATCTACTTGCACCAATGCCAGGTGATACTATGGCAATGGGTCTACAGGTTGGACCTAACATTATACCAGTATTCGTAGTACCTAACGCAGATATGCCGACTGATACTAAGAAGATTCCATTTATCATAGGTGACCTATACGAAGCAGTTACTTATTGGGATAGAGCGTTAACTACTATTACTATATCTAGCGTGGCTAGTATAGGCACTCTTAACGCATTTGAGGAAGATTTGACACTTTATAGAGCGATAGAAAGAGAAGACGTTACATTAAAGGACTCAGACGCCATTGTAAGAGGTTTTATAACATCAACGGAAGCCTAATATTAAAAAGTATTTAGAGGGCCTCTAAAGGCCCTTTAAATAGGTTGAAAAAATGCGAGGTGGTAAAATGGTAGTAACAGTTGACGAAGTATGTAACTACATAGGGATAGACTACCGGGATACTATGATAGATAGTAATATTAACCGTATTATTAAGACGGCAGATAGTATACTAAAAGGGTCCATTGGGGATAATTACCCTACTGATGATCCTAGGGCTAAGGAGTTAGCGTTAATCATAGCCAATGACTTATACGACAATAGACAGGCCGAGACAAATACTTTAACTGGTAATACAAGGCGTCTAGTTGACGATATGAGCCTACAATTAAGATTAGAATTGAGACGAGGTAAAAAGAAATGAGAAGAGTATACGACAAGCCGATTATAATTCAACAAATTGACGAGGATACGGAAGAGTGGAGATTACTATATACGTTACATGCTAGCGTTAATAAGAGCAAACAGGGTGATGAGTATTTAAGTGCAGGAGCTATTCAGTCCAAGCAAAAGCTAACATTTGAAGTTAGATATTTTAAAGATATTGAAGTTATCGAGCTAAATACTCAGAAATATAGAATTTTGTTCAACGGCAATATTTATGATATTTACGATTACGACGATTTCCAATATCGTCATAAAACAGTCAGACTATTAGGAGTGAGTCAGTAATGGCAGATTATAATATTCGACCCGACGAGTTGGTAGAAACAATTAGTAAGACACTAACGGACTACCAAAAAAATATAGTTAATAAAGCCCTAAAGACCGAGACCAAAAAAGCAATGATCAAGTTAGTCAAGATGACTAAGAGTACCGCACCAGTTGGACGTAGACAGAAACATTATAAGGATAGTATCAAGTCAAAAATCAACTACAACGTGGACAGGGCCACCGGCTTCTCATATGGTGAGTTATGGTACGTAGACGGAGCGGACTACAGACTAACACACTTGTTAGAACACGGTCACCAACTTAGAAATGGTAAGCGGTCTAGGGCTTTTAAATTCGTTGAAAAGGCGTATACCGACGTTGAACAAGATTATATTAAGTCGTTAACAGAGGCGATAGAAAATGGTAAATAAGATTTTAGAAGCAAGCGGGTTTGTCAAGAATGAGACTTATAAAAAGACTAGATTTATCAAGCCACCTAAGAAAACTTATGCGGTGTATAATGACGATTACAGCGTTAGCGGTAGTGATGATATAGCGTTACTAATACGAAAATCAATTACTATAGAAGTGTATGAGTATAGGCCTGATAAAGAGGTTATAAGAAAAATTGAAAATTCATTAGACACCTATTACCCGTTGATGGTCGACGGTTGGAAAAAAGAGGACCGATATTATATAGACAGCGAGAATATATATCAGACTGTTTATACGTTTGAATATATAGAAAAGAGAGGAGTTTAAAAATGGCAGAAAAAAAGACTGAAAAAATAAGGCTAGGGTCAGGTAAATTATACTGTATGGAATTTACAGGAACTCTACCGGAAACTAGTGCGATTTGTAAGGAAGCTAATAGACTGGGATATATCCAGGGCGGAGCCACAATAGAGTACAAGCCGTCATTTTATGAGGCAAAAGATGACCTAGGATATGTTAGTAAGAGTATACTAACAGAAGAGGAAGTAACCCTAAAGTCCGGTATATTAACCTGGAACGGTGCGACTCTTGAAAAGTTGTGTTCCACAGCTAGAGTTACAGAGGATAACGCCAAGAAGCTAAGGACTGTAAAAATAGGTGGAGCAGGTAACTCTAATGGTAAGAAGTATGTATTGTGTTTCCACCATACCGACAAGGCCGACGGTGACGTTTGGATAATGATAGTGGGAGCAAATGAAAATGGTTTTGATATGGCGTTCTTGAAGGATAAGGAGACTGTAATAGACGCAGAATTTAAGGCACTACCAGGAGACGACCAGGGTACGTTGATTACGTTCATAGAAGAAACAGAAAAGACAGTATAATAAATGATTTAAAGGGGGACTTAACGGTCCCTCTTTTTTTAGAAAAAAATTAAGGAGTGAATGAAATGGCGTTAGATTTTAATAATATGAAAAAGGCAAGTTTAGAGATTATATTAAACGACGAGAGGCAGACTAAAATACATCTATATACACCGAGTAAGAAATTATTGACAGAGCTAGTAGGGTTGTCAAAAGAGGTAAGTACTATTACAGATGACACTATGGATATAGAGGGTATAGACCAATTATACGCGATTTGTGCTAAGGTCATGAGTCGTAACAGAGAGAATATTACTATTTCTAGTGATAAGCTAGAAAGCATTTTTGATATGGAAGATTTAATAATATTCCTAGAAGCTTATATTGAATTTACTACAGAAATACAAGCTTCAAAAAACTAGCCGTCCCGTACTATCCGTTAGAAGAAAGTACGGGTCATAAATACGAGGTCACAACGTGGGACGACCACCTGGTAAGCGAATATACGGGGTTAAATATGTTAGAGGTCCAAGAGTTAGATATAGTTGATTATTTAATATATAGGCGTGACGCTTTTATATACTCACTAAATCAATCTGAGAAAGGACGGGAGTATTTAGATAATGCTTATAGGTTAGAGGAAACTAAGCCGGATATTAACGCCCTACATTCACACTTTAAACAAATTGAGAAAGGGGGTAAATAATGGCTGGTCAGTTAAAAGGTATCACCGTTCAAATAGGCGGAGATACTACCAAGTTAAGTAAGGCCTTAGGTGATGTTAATAGTAAAGCTAAATCGTTACAGTCAGAATTAAAAGGGGTTAACTCACTTTTAAAACTTGACCCCGGTAACGTGACCCTTTTAAAGCAAAAGCAAGACCTACTTAATACCTCGATAGGTAACACTAAGGAAAAGTTAGAGACGCTAAAGACGGCGTTAAAACAGGTAGACAGTGGCGAGGTAAAAGTAACCGAAGCACAATACAGGGACCTACAGCGTGAAATAGTCAACACCGAGCAAAAATTAAAAGGATTGACCGAGGAGCAAAAAAAATTCGGGTCAGTTGGAACGCAACAGATTAAGGCGTTCGGCGAAAGTCTACAAGGAATAGGCGGTAAAATTGAGAACGCCGGGCGTAGCTTCTCCAAGATATCAGCCGTAGCCGGTGGAGTATTAGCCGGGTCAGCAAAATTGGCGTCCGATTTTGGTAACGGTGTAGCTAAGGTAGGTACTATAGCCGACACGTCTAAAGTATCATTGAACAAGCTTAGTAAGGATATGTTACAGCTGTCGACTGATACGGGGCGTAGTGCCACAGAGATTGCAGAAGCTACATACCAAGCAATATCCGCTTCCGTCGATACGGCTAACGCGGTTAGTTTTGTTGGCACGGCTACTAACTTAGCTAAGGCCGGTTTTCTTGAGACGTCAGACGCCGTAGACGTCTTGACGACTATTATAAATTCGTACGGTCTATCGGCTAAAGACGCCGGGAGTATTGCAGACAAATTAATTCAGACTCAGAACGACGGTAAAACTACAGTTAACGAGTTGGCTACTAGTATGGGTAAGGTAATACCTATTGCCAGTGCTTACGGGGTTAATATCGACAACCTGGCGGCCGCCTATGCGAACCTAACTAAGAATGGTATTAGGACGAAAGAGTCCGGTACTTATCTAAAATCAATGTTAAACGAGCTAGGTAAAAACGGGTCAGAAGTAGCTAATGTGCTACAGGAAAAGACCGGTAAAAGTTTTGCCGAGTTAATGGCTAGCGGTATGTCTTTAGGTGACGTTCTTAAAATTTTGATGGACTCAGTGGGTGGTAATACTACTGAGTTTGCTAATTTATGGGGGTCAACTGAAGCTGGTACAGGTGCATTGACTCTTATAAGTAAAGGCGTAGATGAGTTCAATAATGAATTATCTAAAATGCAAGGATCAACTGGAAACACAGGAAAAGCATTAGAGCAGTTGGACACACCTAGTGCGAGAGCAAATAAGGCTTTTAACGCTTTAAAAAATACCGGTATTGAGCTAGGGCAGACGCTACTAGAAACACTAGGTCCGCTCTTAAAAGACCTAGCCGAGAAACTACAGCAGTTTGCTAAATGGTTCGGTGAGCTAGACCCTCATACTCAAAAATTAATAATAGGCATATTGGCCATTGTAACGGCCATAGGTCCACTATTAATTGGAGTTGGTAAATTTGTAGTTATAATCGGTAAAATTATAGCTATTGTACCAGGTGTAATATCTATTCTAGGCACGCTAGGAAGTGCTTTTACAGGGTTATTTACTTTACTATTGGCTAACCCTATAGGCTTGATAGTGGCCGCCGTAGTTGGTTTAGGAGTAGTTATTTACAAGCTATATCAAAATTGCGAAGGCTTTAGAAATGCAGTAGACGCAGTATTTCAGTGGATAAGCGAGATACCAGGTAAGATAGCAGAGTTTTTCACTGATACAGCTACTAAATTCATGGAGTGGGGCAGTAAAATGCTTGAAATGGCTAAAGCAGTAGGTAAGTTAATTGTTGATGGTGTGATATTTATCATGATTGAATTGCCGTTGCGATTTTGGACAGCTGTATTTGGTGCTATAGGTAAGTTCGCCGAGTGGGGCAGTAAAATGCTTGAAAGTGGTGTAACTAGTGCTAAGCGTATTTTATCTAATGTGGTTAGTATCATGACAAAATTACCCGGTCAAATTTGGAACGCTATTAAAAGTGCGATATCTAATATGGCCCGTTGGGGCAGTGAGATGATAAGTACGGCCAGTAGTAAAATGCGACAAGTTGCAAGTACCATATACAACGCCGTTAAGAACGTACCTAAACAGATGTTTAGTATCGGTAAGAATATTATATACGGTATAGCTAATGGTATAGGCGACGCAGTAGGGTATTTATACGACAGCATTTGTGAGGCGTTAAGTGGTTTAGTTGATAAAGCTAAAGGGTACTTAGGTATTTTCTCACCATCTAGGGTAATGGCTAAAGAAGTAGGTGCATTTATACCGGCTGGTATAGGTGTTGGTATTGAAAAAAATACCGACGAAGCAACAGACCCGCTAGAAGCATTAGTTAATGATATTGTTGACACAGGCAAGACCGGTATTAATTTAGAGCGTAACCTATCGGCTACTTTTAAAACGCCGGATAGATTGGGAGCAATAAGCCTATCCGATATAATTAAGGTCATTGAAGTAAGTTGTGACAAAGTGGCAAATGCTTGTAGCAGAGATTTATACATCGACAAGAAAGCTTTAATAGGCGAGACAATCGACGAGATAGACGCACAGTTAGGATATAAATACAATCTTAGAGCGAGGGGGGTATAGGAAATGAGACAATTAAAAATGGGCCCGACTAGTACCTATGGAACGTGGGGTCTTTTATTGAGTGACAAGCGTATTACCACACCTGAGATAAAAACGTATATTGTCGATATACCTGGTAGAAGCGGGACCCTAGACTTAACCGACATAATGGGGGGAGTAAGATATAACGACCGTGAGGCAGAATTTATATTAACGCCTATCGAGGGTAATTATTCTCAACGAATGGAAAAGTATAAAGAAGTCGTAAAATTTTTTCACGGCAAAAGCGTATATGTAGAGGAGCCGGACAGACCTGGAGAGTCACTACTAGGCTGTTGGCAAGTCAGCGAACCTAATAAAATCGCAGGGGACCTCTTCAATTTTAAGATATATTGTAAACAAGTATATCCGTTTTACTTGACCAATGAGGTCGAATTGGTGGAGCGTCGAATTACTGGTACTGGTACAGTGGAAATAAATTATACTGGTGAAAATGACGCCACGCCAACGGTTAAATTTACCGGGAACGGGACAATATCAATCGAGGGTAGCGACGTTAACTACAATTTAACCCGTAATGGAATGCGATATAGTGGAATAGTGTTAACGCCAGGGCGTAACGTCTTCACTGTAACAGGAAATGGCACCATTACATTTTTATACCAAAATCAAGCACTATAAGGGGGTGAGGTTATTATGTATAAAATATATTGTGACAATGATTTAATATTTGATTTATCAAACGATACGTCTTTAATCTCACCTATTATAAAATTACAGGATAATAACGCCGGTACGCTAGAGTTTTCAATGGCACCTGGTGCGGACTCTTATAATAAGATTAGGAAAATGAAGTCAGAAATAGTAGTCTATTCAGACGGGGCACCGATATTCGTTGGTCGACCTATTGACGAGACTATCGACTTTAAAAATATCAAAAAAATAACTTGCGAAGGGGCGTTAGCGTATTTGAATGATACTATACAGCGTCCGCATGAATACCACAGTATGACGATTAGAGGATATCTAGAAACCTTAATAGCTATCCACAATCAGCAGGTAGGAAATACTAATTTACAATTTCATGTGGGTATGGTGACGGTGCACGACCCTAACGATAGTATCTACAAGTATACTAATTGGGAGTCAACGTTACAAGTAATCAAAACTGATTTACTTGATAAATACGGGGGTCATATTAGGATAAGGTTAGAAGCAGATAAGAAATATATTGACTATCTCGCAGAATATCCTAGGACCAATACACAAATTATTGAGTTTGGCAGTAATTTGCTTGACTTTACTAAAAGCATTGACGCCACGCAAATAGTCACGGCGGTTATTCCACTGGGAGCAAGGCAAGAAGAAAGTAGTATCAAAAAGCTTGAAGAGAGACTAACCATTAATTCAGTAAATGATGATTTGGATTATGTGTATAGCCCTAGTGCGGTCGATAATTACGGGTGGATATTTAAGACCGTAACCTGGGACGACGTCAACACGCCGTCAATTTTGAAGCGTAAAGGCGAAGAGTATTTGAAAAGTATCCAGTTTGAAAACGTGGTATTAAAAGTACAAGCGGTAGATTTACATATGGTTAACAGTGATATAGAACAATTTAAATTACTCGACCAGGTTAGGGTTATTTCTGAACCTAACGGCCTTGATAGAATATTCCCGGTCACAGAGTTAACCATAGATATCACTAACCCCGAGGCTAATACAATTACACTAGGGAGCACGCAAGTACAAGCTATGAGCGGGTCTGCCGTGAGTTCTAACGCGGAGATTTTAAAAAGAATTGAGGATATACCACCACCTAGCCAGGTGATAGATGAAGCCGTTAAAAACGCCACCGAGATACTTAATAACGCGTTAAATGGCCATATAGTTAAGCATAAAGACGAGCTTTTAATTATGGACACGGCAGACTTGAAAACAGCTACTAAAGTGTGGCGTTGGAATTTAAACGGTCTCGCTTATAGCAATAAGGGCTATAAAGGCCCGTATGAAATGGCCATGACCATGGACGGGTCAATAGTTGCCAATAGAATTACAACAGGTACACTAAAAGGCGGTAAGGTCCACTTTAATTTAAATAAAGGAACGTTTATTTTAGGTGAGTCCGAGACTGATTATATGTTAAAATTCGACGGTAGCACTTTAAAATTTGGATCCGGTGCGATAGAGTCGAGCAGTCTAACACAGGAGTTAAAAGACGAGCTAAAAGGCGAGGACGCCACTGTATACGAGTGGATAAAGGACTGGAACGGTACTTATACCGAGATAGACGGTCGTAAAGTCGTATCGCCTAATATTTACGCGGGTAATAGCGACGGTGGGGTTTTCTTTAACGAGAATGGTTTATACGCCAAAAAAGGAGACGCAACAACAGCCTGGATAAGTAACGACGGCTCCGGTTTTTTTGGAAATTCAGAAAATAATATTGCTTGGGATACTAACGGTAATATTAGACTACCTACAATAACTACAGACGCAATATATCCTGGTAATAGTGAGCGTATAGTATTGGAGCATGGATACGAGCCGGGGTCTAATGACGCTAAATCTATCGACGCGACTGGTGACGCTATAAGACTGAAATATAACGCGAGTGGATATTTAAGCGTTAGTGCAACGGGTATAACGGGTTATAGAGCTGGTGTAAGAAAATTTGCAACAGCCGGGCCATTTGACGGGGTATCTGTCGCAGATGGTGCTGTAATGAATATAGAAGACCCGTCGTCAATAATGGTCGTTCATAGTGATAGATTTTGGGTTAGGTGTGGGGGTAGTGCTGTCCTCATAGCGGACGACGAGGGCGTATACTCAAGCACAGCTAAGCTAAGTTCAGACGCCAAGTTAAAGGAAAACCTAAGCAAGCTTGACGATACTACAGTCATTCGTAAGAATGATAATGTAAAATTTAATAATTTAACTAGTGATGACGTATTTGACTTTTTGAAAAATACGTCATTATTTAATTACAATTTTAAGGGTCAAGATAAGCCTAAGTTTTCACTGGTTGCACAACTTGTAAAGGGGCCGGTTAGAAATGTAATAGTTGATTATAACAAGATTAACAATACTTATGCTATTGATGTATATAATTATGCTTCAATAATTCACGCCGGCGTACAGGAAGAAATTAAAAAGCGAGAGAGCTTAGAGGCTAAGGTAGAGGCTTTAGAGTCTGATATAAAAGATTTAAAAGAGGAATTAAGAGCTATTAAAAATATGTTGTCTACAGGTAAGTAGACAGAAAGGGGGCTACAATATGGGAATAAGAGATATCGGGAAAGCCAGGTATGAGATTACCATGAAAGACGGCTATATCGACGATTGTTACGCTACTCAATATGACACAGCGAGAGTATTTGAATTTCAAGTATTTAACGATTTACAAATGGTAAATCTATCAGGTGTCACTATAAAAATGATGGTAGAACAGGGTAGTAAAGTTGTGTTTGCAAATGGCACGATTACAGACGCGAATAAAGGAATTTTCCAGGTTGTGTTAAATTCTGAAATGCTTGAGAATGACTCAGTCCACTATGCACAAATTGAGATGTCAAGCGACGGGGAGTCTATCCAGTCACCACCTTTTAAGATTAAGATAGGTAAGTCAATTAAGACTGGAGCAAAAGCCGGAGTTAATATAGTCGTTGACTATGCAAAGGTAAAGCAGTATATAGACGAAATTACTTATATCAGAAACCACACAGACGAGCTAAGAGGCCCTAAAGGCCAAGACGGGACGGTAGCGTTCCATGATTTAACACCTACTCAAAGGGCAATGTTAAAGGGTGACCCCGGGCCTAAAGGTGAACCTGGTGCCAAAGGTGACAAGCCAGTAATTACTATTCAAAATGGTAATTGGCACGTGGACGGCGTGAACACTGGCCAAAAAGCCAAGGGCGAGCCTGGACCTAAAGGCGACCCTGGCATTAACGGTACACACGGAGCAAAAGGCGACCCTGGACCTAAGGGAGACAAGGGCGAGCCTGGTTTACCTGGAGTAGTTCGCGTGTTGACTCAAGCCGAGTATAATGATTTAACTATTGCCCCGGGCGATACTACTTTTTATTTGATTAAGAAAGCGAGGTAACTATGGCCACTTTAAATTTAAATAATGAGAAAATAGATAAGTTGTATATAGGTGGTCAGCTAATTTGTGGGGGTAACGACGGTTACGCTACAGGTGATATTGTGCCGGCCAACGATATAAAAGAGGTATATAAATTATCCGACCTAAAAACCGAAAAGTGGAGTTTCCAGGCGGATACTAGGTCTATCAAATGTATTACAGCAGATAAAGACGGTAACGTATACGTTGGTGGCGATAAGGAAGGTAAAATTATCAAGCTAGATAAAGATGGTCAAAAAATATGGGAAACTACTGGTTTCGGGTCATTCTTAATACATTCTATCGAAGTTGACAAAGAAGGTAATGTTTTTTGTGAGATTGGAAATTCTCTTAAAAAAATAAGCAAAGACGGTACTGAAATTAAGGACTTAGCACAATTTAATAACAGTGTTGACAAAATAATAATAGATGGTGATGGTTATATATATGTAACTAGCTATAATCAACTTATAAAACTTGACAAAGACGGTAAGAGCATTTGGACACACGGAATAACAGGGACCATTAGAGACGCTTACTTGAGTGATGACGGAAATATCTATATAGCATTTCCCGGCGAAATTAGGGCAATCAATACAGCTTATGGCCAAAACGTAAAAAGTTATTTCGGGTCAATGGACGTGGAGATATGGTCTGTAGCTACCGACGCCGACTATGTATATTTTTGCGATAATGATAATTCAATAAGTAAGATCACTAAAAACGGAGATATATTGTGGAGAAAAACGTACTCCGCACGACCATACAAAATTGGAGTAGATGAGCGAGGGCACGTATTCATTGGTACTCATGACGCACTAATTGAATATAGTCCAGATGGCGAAGAGCTAAGAAAATATTTGCCAGGGTCAAGAATAACAGATTTGAAGTTAGACAATGACGGAAATATTTATACCAAAAAGCAACACAAATTCGCATGTAAGTTAAGTTCGACAAGAGAATTAGTAGGATATGAAATTTTAAAAGATAAGGGGGATAAATAATAATGACACCAACAGATATTTTTGAATTTTTCAGGGCGTGTGTACATACGCCCGAGGGGAAGGTAATATTTATACTCATGCTTATTGCAATAGCAATGATTATAGATTTTATAACCGGGACAATCGCAGCAGTGGTAAATCCGGAAATAGAATTTAAATCTAAAGCAGGTATTAACGGGATACTCAGGAAGATAGCTAGCATGCTACTGCTTATAGTATTCTTGCCGGTTAGCGTGCTAATACCTAATGGGGCAGGACTTGCACTAGTATATACTCTATACGGTGGATATTTAATATTTGAAATAAAATCAATAATTGAGAATATCGGCAAGAACGGAACAGATACTACACTTTTTAAAAATATACTGAGTAAATTTTCCGGAGATACTGAATTTAAATAATATATAGGGTGGTCGTTATGACCACCTTTTTTTAAGATAGGGGGATAATATGTTAGTATTTAAATATAAACCTATTAGTAATAAACGTCAGATAGGTAGAGTTAGAAGCAAGTCAGATATAAAATTCTTAGTAATTCATTACACAGGTAATTACTCACCAGGTGCGACAGCCGAGGCCCACTATAGATATTTACAAGGTGCCCTTAGGTACGGTTCGGCCCACTATTTCGTAGATGACAAGCAAATAATACAGGTTATAGGCGATACGCTAGAGGCATGGAGTGTCGGAGATAACCAGGGTAGAGGTCACGCCTTGAACGGCTGCACAAATTATAATTCAATATCTATTGAAATGTGCGTTAATTCGGACGGTAATTTTGATATGACATATTTTAATACTGTCGAATTGGTCAAGGAATTAAAACGTCAATACCCTAACGCCAAAGTATGTAGGCACTATGATGTTACTACCAAGAATTGTCCGGCGTTCATGGTTAGTAATGTGTTAAAGTGGAAAAAGTTTTTAAATGACATAACTTTACCTAGGGCATTAGAAATAGATATATCCAAGGATAGTACGGCCAAAGTAATAGGCACGTCTAACTTAAAACAGTCCAATGCTAATACATTTGAGACAGCCGGCCACTGGGACTACTCTAAGGGTTATTGGTCTTTTATTGAGGACAGCGGTAAAACTAGAACAGGTTGGCTAAAATACAATGGTAGCTGGTTTTATTTAGACGATAAAGGTAAAATGGTTACGGGTTGGTTAGAATATAATAACGCCTGGTATTATTTTAATGACAATGGTTATATGGTTACTGGTTGGTTAAATTATAATAAAAATAAATTTTATTTCGCTTATAGCGGTAAAATGGTAACTGGAAAACAGATCATAGATGGAAAAGAATATATATTTAATGACCAGGGTTATTTTATCACATAAAAAAAGGGGGGACCGGTTGGTCCCTCTTATTTTTTTACTATTCTGCAATTCTTAAAATAATCTCGTCCATTGCTGAGTTGTAGTATAGTGTATTTTCGATTAAATCTTCTAAAGTATCGTCTGCCTCTAACTCTTTAGAAGCCTCTTCAATTTCTGATACTAGCTTATCTTCTAGCACTTCCCACTTTCTTTCATCCATATTGCTGTAGCTTTCTTTCTTGCTTTCGATAAATTTTCTTACTTCCTTTGTAATTAGATTTGTCATTTTCTTAGTCTCCTTTTTTACTTATATTTTTTGAGGTTTCCCTTACCTCTTTCTTTAATTATATTATACCTTAGTCGTACCGACTTGTCAATACTTTTTATAAACTTTTTTCAACTTTTTCTATAATTATTTTTTTACCATCAATGGAGATTTTAACTTCCCTATCTTCTGCTGTAGCCCCTATTTCATCAACCCATGGAACGGGTAAAGTAATTTTTGTCGACCTAAACCCGTTTCCATTTTTGCTAAACAACACTTTAACGATTCTTTCCTCTTTCATTTATTAGCCCCCTTGTGATATAATGAAATTGAAAACTGGTGGGGCATACACCAGTATTCAATTTTTGTGACTACCTTACTACTGCGATAGTGAGGTAGTTTTAATCTTCAATTGTTTTTTGTAAATCTGAGATTATTTTTTCTAACTTCTGGTTTTTTGTGTCGCTGTCATTTTCTGACTTAGTATCTTCTAGTCTGTCAATTAACATCCTTAGAAAACCACCGAATTGTTTATCTGTCATTCCCATGTCTTTCATCTTTTTCTCCTTTCTGCGTAATGCCCTTTGCCAACTTGTAAGTTATCTCTTACTGTAATTATATTATACCTTAGTCGTACCGACTTGTCAACACTTTTTACAAATTTTTTTACTTTTTTACCACAAAAATTTTCTGATAGATAGGGTCTTCAATTTCGACATCCTCTCCCTTGTGTTGCCACATGTCAACCGAAGCTTTATCAAAATCTCCATGTAACCACTCTTTTATATAGTCAACATCTATTTTTTGAAATTCTTTTTTAACAGCGGTCTTACTAACATTCTTAAAGAACGCGTTATCGAACCTATCAGTTATACACTGGCCATTTTTTTCGGCTACTATGGTAATGTAATAATACGCGTTATTAACGTCCTCGTCAGCTTCTATAATTATTTTCTCGCCGTCAAAACGTGCAATTACGGCGGGGAATTCTTGAGATAGTCCCATTTCTCTAACCCAGGTTACGGGTAAACTAATACGCGTTGAAATATTTCCGGCTCCTGATTTGTTATAACTTACTTTTAATGTTCTTGTTTCTTGTTTCTCGTTCAT